GGGCAGTATGATGGTTATGATAATGTCACCATACCGGGTCCACATGATACTAGAATGACTGATGATGATGGGTTGGAAGACACCATCAACAGTTTACTGGAAGAGCATGACAGCCTGTTAATCAGAGATGGGAAGAGCACCTACATGAAGGGAGAGAAGAGACACCCCAAGTGGGTTCTACTCAGACCAAACAAGAACGTCAATCTCAAGATACTGGATAAGAGGGGGAAGAAGAAAATCACATACCGATTGGGTGCGGGTCCTCTCATTGACGATGAGGGTATAGAAGACGCAACAGTGGAATACGAGGGAGAGATATATCTCGATGTAGGCACAGTTACCAGCCCCAAACCGTTTGATGAAGGCTCAATAGTAGAAGTGGAAGTTACCGGTGTCAAGCGTAAGAAAATCAATGAGAGGGTAGTCTACGACTTGAATCCTGTTAAGATTGTAGGTGAAGGAGAAGGAGAGGCCAGCGTTAGTATGGAGACACTCAATATACTGGCCAAGTCTACACCTAACCTACACTTCCCCCATAACATAGACATAGAGGATAACACAATCATTGTGAAAACGTATACTGAGAATGATGTATTCTATACAATTGAGAAGTCGGACATGGGATATTGGGTGCATTCACCTAGAACCACACTATCCGATATAGGGGAGTCAACATACTCGATAAGACTCTCAGAGAGTCTCAAACCATATTGGTCACAAGTAGCCAGTATGCTACTCAAAGGCAAGATAGAGAAGAAGCCCCTGCCCAAAGAAGAGGAAGACAAGGGTAAGAAAATTGCAGAGGAGAATCAAATACTCAAACCTGAGATGCAAAAGGCGCTTGATGTGATGATGAGAGCACTTGATGTTCTTGAGAAGGGACACTTCCCTATGAGTGGAGGTAAAGGTCTAGGAATAGAATTAGGTGCACAAATCGAAAGCCCAAGAGGTCCAACATCACTAGAAGGAGAGCAATCTCTACCTGATTACGACATGAAGGCACGGCCTACCGAAGACGATGAAAAACCATATCCACATATGAAGCGACAACAAAAGAAGGATAAGGGCATTGAGTACAGCGATTCTGGTGAAGATAAAGAAGCATCAACAGTTTAGATTGATGCCGCTTCATATATGTAGTATGACACGATAAGCCTGAGTCAGTGTGTTGTCCCCATTGCGTCAATCTCAGTCTGGAATTACCATCATCAAAGGTGGAGACCTCGTTGTCGCAGGATATGCAAGCGTAGAAGTAGTTGACAAACAAGGGGACAAAATAACAAAGGACGCATTGAAACTAGCATTCAAGAAATACATGGAGGACCCGAAGTACAGAAACGTGCAATTAGCGCATTCAAATATACAGGTCGGAGAAGTTATTCCAAATTATACAGATAATGAAGGGAGGTTGTGGAAAAGCGAAGTTGATGATGTCGGAATGTTTGTAGTTGTAGAATTACGAGACGACATCGAGAAAGCAAAAGAAGTCGCTGCCGAAATACGAAAAGGCTCGTTAAGAGGATTTAGTATTGGAGGGCAGGCATTCAAGCGAGTCAGAAAATCAGACCCAGTGCACGGCGATTATCAAGAAATCAGCAAACTGGAACTACACGAAATCACAATCTGTGAAAAAGGAATAAACCCTGAAGCAACATTCAGAATACTAAAAGAAGACAAAAATAAGGTGAAAAAAATGACAGAAGATAATAACGTAATGACGCAAATGACAGATGTTCTGTCACGTCTAGAAGGAAGACTCGACTCTATGGAGAAGGGTGAACTACCACCAGCATTGAAAGATGCTATAGACGATAAGAAAGATGATGAGCCAAAAGAGGAAAAGGCCGATGAGAAGAAAGATGATGAAGAGGATGTTGAGAAATCACAGTACTCAGACGTTATCACATCGGAATACCTCAACTGGATGGAAGACACTCTGAAGAGTGCAGGTGTGGACACAACTGCCGCACGAACGCACTTTGATGATGTCAACAAGGCCAACCTAGGCTCAACACCCGAAGAGATGTCCTCTAATGAAGTAGGACGAACCGGACAGGTGAAGGGAAGGGCAACCTCAGATGGAAAGCCAGAAGCACCAAAGGCCAGTTTCGGCTCTGGTGGAAAGGGCAAGAAATCTTCCATCGAGAAGTCCCAGTTCCTATCAGCAGACAAGGTTTCTGACTCAGACATTGAGGCAGCATACGAAGTCTACAAGGCTGCTGCACTAGAGCAGGAGTTCAAGGGAAGCCTAGAGAATCACTTCTCAAGCCGCTTCTCACATGAGAGACAACATGAAGTTGCAAAGGCAGAGGCCGCAGCATACGATGCTCGTGGTCCTCTAGCAGACATTCAGAAGTCTCTAGCCGCTCTAACAGAGCGAATTGACAGTATCGGCTCAGTAGAGTCCGGTTCTACTATCGCAAAATCAGATAGCGCACTTCCAGCAATTGACGTACCTTCAACTGAAGAACTAGCAACAATGAGTTGGGAAGAGGTACATAACCTCGCAAACAGCACCTTTAGGAGTGATTAAGAATGGCAAGAAATTACATACGCACAATAACAGACATGGAAAGATACTACTACGGAGCAGGTAACTCAATGGGTTACTCTTACTCCGGCAGTGAACTTTTGAAGGCGGATGCACCAATGCTCTCTTCATCGGCTGGCACATACAATGCAATCTACGGACGCAAGGTATGGTCACAGATGAACCAAGAGTTCAACGCATTCTCCATACTACCAAAGCGTCCTTGGGACCGCTCTGGATGGCGAGTTCTAACTGACAAGCCTAACTCAGGCGCAGTGCACGGTGGAGTTGCAGAGAACGCAACCCTTCCAGACACAGTCAAGCCTACCTTCCAGCACGTGGCTGCAAAGCCAAAGACGATTGTGCACACCTTCGACATGTCGGAGACTGCAATCTTCCTTGCTGACAAGGACGACGGAATGGGCGACATTCGCTCAGTCCTGAAAGAGGAAATGGGCAAGCACCACGCAGAGATGGTCAACAAGATGCTTCTCACTGACGTGACGACAGCAGCAGGAAACAACATCGAGTCAATCGACAGAGTTACTACTTCTGACAGCACAGTAATGACCTCAGGGACACACTACGACGCTGGAGACGAGGATATCTACTCCATCGACAGAAATGGAAGCAACAACTCTTGGTCCTACGCTGAGGGTAACGGAGACACTGGGTCTGCTAACCGAGTTCTAAGCCTAGACCATCTGGACGATTTGTTCCAGAAGATTTGGGTCCGTGGTGGAAACCCCAAGGTTATCCTAACCAAGTACGACACTCTGATGAGGCTACAGCAACTACTACAGTCACAACAGAGGTTCATGGAAGAAAAGAGGGTCACCCCATCCCACAACGGTGTGAAGGGTGTTCCCGGTATGGAAGCAGGTTTCGTAGTAGCAACCTACAACGGAGTTCCAATCATACCTTCCAAAGACGTAGCAGCAGATGGACTCGGCAGGATGTATTTCCTAGATACCGATTACATGTACTTCAGCACGGCCATCCCGACACAATACTACGAGAGTGGAATTGAGACTGGTGACCCATTCGCAATCAACAGACTAGGACAGGAAGGAATGTACAGGACCATGGGAGAACTATGGACAACTTTCTTCGGTGGACAAGGGAGCGTTCGAGACCTCAAGTGAGTAGTTTGGAGATAATGGAGACAAAAGGAGTGAAATAATATGGCAATAACAATGACAAAAGCAAGTGGGTCTGCCGGAGTAATGACGGTGGACTTTGAATTAGAATTATACGCAGGAGCGCTAGGCTCAGACAGCAGATGGTTAGACGGAGCAGGTGGGGCAGCAGATGCATACCCCGGTGCTCTAACACCATTCGCGGCAGAGAACGACGATACAACCAATACAGGAGGGCGAGGACTGAAACTAATAGTCGGCACTTGCACTCTGATTGTGAATGACGCAACTTTCACAGTCGGTAATGGAGCAGATACAATACATGCAATAGTAGTTGGCGGCTCAGGTGTAGCCGGCACATCTTGCTCGGTAGATGCAGGACTTGGGTCAGGTACCATCACATTCGCTTGTGAGGGCACACTAACCGGAAGCACTGGATTCATGGCGATAGTATCCTGAGGTGGTTCTAGTTGCCATCCGTAACCTTTCTTGGTCCTGAGTTCTGGAGAAACTCTCCTGATTCGGGCGCTGAGTTCAATAGGGCGGTTCCGCAGACTAAGAGTCAAGAATGGATAGACCTGTGGAGACACAGGTTACCAGCATCACACTGGAGATTAGAGGGAGATGAACCCCTCACAGTGGATGCCGGCCAAGACGGACTACCAGATGATGGATGGCGAAGAGCCGACATCATAGACTGGGTCAGAGACAACGGCGGAACTGTTGGAAGAGTCTATCAAACTAAGACTCAACTACTAGCACAAGTCGATAGCCTTCTAAACCCACCCGCACCTGAGCCGATTGTCGAGGAGACAGTCGAAGAGCCAGTTGTAGTGGAAGTGGTTGAAGAGACAGTTGAAGAGACAGTTGAAGAGACAGTCGAGGAAACGGCAACAGAAACAAATATAATGGAGGAATAAGAAAATGACACAGACACAAACAACAGAAAATAGACCAACAGTGATGGGTAATCTCATCATGTATACAGGCACATTTACCAATACAAGTACAGAAGCAGCGACAACCATAGACTTGTCAGGACTTTTAGCAAGTATAGTAGCAGGTGGCGCTAATGCACTTAGCACAACCGCTGGAACTGGTGGTGGAGTCGATGGGGTGTTCACATCTATCAACGCCGCTACGCCTTCGCTCGTGCTAAACCACGTTGCTGGGCAAGACGGAACTTGGTGGGCATTAGGGAACCGCTCCTGAGGCGGTGACTGAATGGTTAAGACATGTACCATACTGGGTCCTTACGCACCTACTGACTTCAACGACAGTACGGCTAGGGGAGTCATACAGACGGCGATAGTAGCCGCTGTTAGTACTAACACCCCTGTAGCAGTTGACCCACATAACATATTGGGTAACGTATATGTGTTCGTAACAACTAGTTGATGGTGAGGGGAATGTATGGGGTTCGATTTACAAACTCTTGAACTCAGCGACATTGAACGTGCACAAAAACAGAATGTCAAACTAGCAGAGACTCTTGGCACTGGAACCGTATTCAATACGGATAAACCACTAGCAGGCGCTATTACTAAGCAGAATAAGAGAGTCGATGACATAGGTGACATCCTCAATATAGGCTCTGGCACAAGGTGTCAACACTGTGCTTTACTTCACTTCATGTGGGTAGAGAAATGCAGTTCTTGCAAGAAACCCATGGAATACAACATGGCACACAGAAATGAGGAGGCTCGTTGGTAATGCCACAAGTATTCAGCCCCGGCGAGGCAGAGACTAGACCTCTAGACCCTACTGCGATTGTATACACAACAGCACAGAAAGTCGCTGATTTGTTAGATATTGGACCACAAGAGGCGGTTCTAGTATCCTCAGACACTACCCTATCTGTGATTGGGGGCGCAGCAAACGATGTCGCCAAGGTCTACGTCACTGGTTCTGATTACAGGAACATAGGATTCAGCGTTGACGATTCCATTCTAATCTACAGTGACGCTGACCCGATGGGTATCACTGTTACCATTACCGAGATATCATCCACGATAAACGGGGTTGCTCTCGGTTTCATCAGTGAAGGTCTATCCATCACAAACTACCAAGCGGCTGATAACACGTATGTGCAGAATCAAGCATCATTCACCAATGGTAAGACTCGTGGTCTTACAAAAGACAAGGTAGATGCAATCATACTGAGAATGCAAGATAAGATAGATAACATGACCCACAACTCATGGAGACCCAATCTGGTTACCGCTGAATACATCAATTTCGACACATACAAACCATACAGGCGTAGGTACTACACAGATTACGTAGGTACTACTCCACTGCTATACAGGAACGTACAGCAACTTCTGCGTCTTGAATTGTGGCAGGGGGACGACTACAGGGAGATTGGTGCGGCAGAAGCACGTGTCATAATACCTGATAGCGTCAACGCATTGTCTGGCTCTATTGTTATTTGTCCCGGTAACAGCACTGCCTCTGTAGCAACATTGACGATGGGCACTGGCACTGGACAATGGAGAGCGGATTTCGATAGCACAACCACAGCACAGAATCTGGCTGACCTAATCAACAAGGAGGATAGGGTCAGTAAGGCCGCTGTTGATTTCTCCCCCGCATTCACACTAGAGGGAAGCACCTCTAATGTGGCGGTACACAATGAGTTCCTAGCAACCGCCAACGCCGATTTAGGCACTGGTGTTGTGAAAATAACCAGTATGAGGGCTGTGAAGGGGGGTGAAACGTGCACAATAGCATCCACTAATTCCAATGTGACTGTAACGGACACACATAGCCACACTTGTACCTTCTCTAGTTTGGATAGTACAACTATCAATGTCACATCCACAAGCGACGATGCCACTGTAGATGCCACTGCTAACTTTGCAGATTCTGGTGTTATTCTCGATGCCAGTGGTGATGTCTTCAGGTATACAGGTAAGACCGCATCTTCATTCACCGGCTGTGTTATTGTAATAGGCTCTGCTCTTTCTGACATAGCGGGGACACTCACACAGAAAAGAATGGATGTTGACTTGCAGGGTAGTTCTGGAGATGGAGGTAGGCTACGTGACTTCTGGCTAGACCCTGAGATGGGAATAATCTACTTCAACAACTCATACCCGTTCTTCGAGTGGAATGCAGTCAAGGCTTCCTACATCTATGGTGAGAGATACCTTGAGAAAGCCATTGAGGACATATGCACCAAGATGGTAGTCATTGATTTACTATTGAATGACGATAGGAGTGTACTCATACCAGAGGGAACGCAGAACGTAGACCTCGCTTCTAAGATACAGATGTATCAGATGGATATAGATAAGACAATACCACGTTACAAAGAGGTGGTTGCTTTCCTATGACCAAGTATAGTGCAGCAGAGGAAATGCGTGCAAGCGTGAGAGACACTTTCGCTGAAGTCATGGCTACCCAACAAAACCTACGTAATCACTACACGAAGAACCCACCAGCCGTCAGAACCAGAAAGGAGAGTGAAGAGATGAGGAATGAGGGTCTTTCTAATGATGATGGACTCATAACCGTCATAAAAAGCGGTGAACCGGCATCACAGGCAGTTATTGAAAAGGTGATGAGTAGGGTCGATGAAAGGATGCTCACAGAAGGCAACTCTGAGATGAGGGAGCACAACTTCAACTACAGAGGCGGTAAGATACTACCGATAGCAGAGGTGAAGAACTAATGGTTGCTACATTTCTAGAAGGTATAGACTCCGTCATAGAGGTACTCAAAACCAACTGGAATAGGGGGAATACAGGCAACTACAAGCCTATAATCATAGACATCGCTGAAGTCGGACCGGAGCGTGGTAAGAGGTTGGACATGAAGAATCATGATTATATCATGGTATTCGAGACTGCTCACAATGAAGAGACTCCAGAACTACTATACGATTTTGTTACTACTAGAATAAACATCACATTGGATGCGAGAACCATGAGGAGCAGAAAGCACCTGCAATCCATGGAGAATGAGGTAAGAAGATGCATCCATACCAAGCGCAAAGGGGACGGCGAAAACTACGACAGACTCGTGTTCAAAACACGAACGGATTTGTCAGATAGGAGCAAAATGTTGTTCAGAACGACCTTTCAGATAGAAGTTGTTATCTTTGCAGAGTTAATCCCATGAGGTGAGAGAGAGCCATGCCGTCAACAGTCTATCGTGGAGATTTAACCGAGATTACGTTCGGGCATGAGTCTGGACTAACTTTAGAAGACTCTGGCCTTAGTTCTACTTTCCATGTTAGAGCCGTTACAGCAACACGAGATACTATCAAAGATACTAGCGAAATAGCATTCTTGAATGGGGCTGCTGGCGCACCGGTAAACGCTAGTGAGGAACTAATGTATCCTCTAGGAATGTTAGTAGGTAGCCAAGTGGTCTTCAGTGGTTTAACTTCCCCTTGGTCTGAAGATGATAACTACAGCAAAAAAGGTAGGGTATACACCATAGTCAAGCAGACAAAAACCAACCTAACTCTTTCTCCTGCATTGAAGACCGACCATAGTAGTGGTAACATAGATACAGATTCTGGTGCAATGCACATACTACCTTACAAGACTCCTGCTATAGACACATCAATGACCCATGCAACAAACGCAAATGCTGCTGCTGAGAGGATTTTATCTGACCAATTCGTTGGACTGGTCGGCACTGTGGCTCTACCTGAGACAGTAGTGGACCTCAAGAGATTCCACGTAGTTGGGTTAGGTCGTGACGTAGCAGTGCAGACACCGGGCAGATTCATCAACACTGGTGGCTCTTTCGAGTGCAACTTACACAATGGTCGCTGGTTCTACTATGCACTAGGACATGAGGTGGCTAAACTACCACTCACTACCATAGCAGTCACACCAGACGGCACAAGTGCTGCTGGAACGACAAGTGCTATTGGTGTATCAGCAACAGTCGCAGCAGTTGCTGCTGGTGATGCCGTCTTCAAATCAGATGGCACTTATGTGGGTAGACTCACTGCAATAAGCGATTCTGGTGCTTCTAGCACCCTCACTTTCAGTCAAGGGACAAAAGTCCAAATTACTGCTTCTGATACTCTCTATTACAGCCCATCTGCTCTTTGCGGCCCTGTTGGTGGCACAGATTTAGAAACTGCTCAGACAATCAGCCCCGGTGATTCCTACTTCGCATACACAGGCACACCAGTTAGTGAATTGGGGTCGGGTGACGATGAAGCAGTGGCAGTTGGGGATTATGTCATCATACCAGAGTTCAATACCACAGATGTAAACACTCACAGAGAGACTGCTAGCGATGGTATTTGGCCCGCACAAGGTGCAGATAGCATAATCAGCAAGGCACTGAAGACAGAAATAAGAAGAATAGTGGCCATAAACAACGGTAAGATATGGGTTGATGACCCGTTCCAATTCGACCATGCTAATGATATGGATATCTATTTCTGTAGATTCATGGGTGATGGCTCTAATGGGAGTCCTAATCTCCTCACAACTAGCGCTAGTTCCACTGCCGGAACATTCGGTACACTTGAGAATCCAATCGAGAAACTCATCTACTCTAGAACGGTTCTTCCATCCTTCGCAATGGAGGTCAGCATCAGGAGAAATGATACTGGTCTAGGTGATGGTATAGCCACTACTGAGGTGGTTGATGGTAGTGCATCAGATTCCAAACAACTCACACGTGTCTTCCGTGGTTGCAAGGTGAAGGACTTCTCACTCAAGGCTGATACTGATGCTGCTCTTAGAATGACAGTAAACTTCGATGCCGCTCTATGCTATACTGACACCGGCAGGTTGGAGGATGCCAACGAAGGTGACAGATATGACGCTCATAGGTTATTCGAGGACACAGCAAATACAGAGGTCAAGCGCAAGGAGTCAGGTATAGCGAAGAGGACACAGAAACCATTCATGTTCTACAACGGCACAATGAGAGTCAAGGGCACTACCCTAGGTCAGGTCGTTAGTTTCACACTCAACGGCTCCACAGGAGTGCAACAGTTCTATACAATAACTGGTGCTAATGTGGCTGACTCAAAGACTGACCAGACACCTTATGCTGGCACAAGAAACCCGACTATATCTGTAGCGGGTAAGACTGAGTATGATTTGGAGTTGGAAATCATAGTGGATGACCCCCTCTTCTATCACAATATGAGGAGAGGTGTAGACAACTTCGATGACACTACAACCGATACCACTGATGCAGATATGATTCGTCTATCGTTCGTCAAGCAGGGTGGTACGGGCACAAAAGAGACCATTGAGATTCTAATTGATGACTACTTCATTACTGAAGCACCATTACCCATACCTGAGGATAAAGGTCCAATAAGGAGTATGTTGAAGATAATGCCGAAGTCAATCAAGGTAATCACGATTGACCCACTGTTCCACTCCTGAGGTATACAATATGACACAAGACTTGAATGACTTCGCTGCACCTAGAATGCGAGCACAGAAGTTCAATCGTGTTCCTAGAGAGAACTATGCAAAATGGCTTTGTAACATTACATCAGTAAAAATGTCTAGTGCATTGAAGAGATTGAAGAGCAGAGTGCAGATAGATAATTACATAGAAGGTCAAATCAACAGTCCCTCTTGGGAAGCAGCCACTGATGAAGTCGCCCAATCATTAGAAGATGATTTGGTCGTAGACCAACCTAGTTGGGTAGATGCCGCTGAAGAAGTGCTACAAGATGTAGAAAATACAGAAGATGTTGCTGCTTTAAATACAGAAACTCTAATGGAAGTAGAAGAGGCTGCACCTGTACCAATGGATGAAGAAGAGGTAGTAGTGGAGCCATCTGATTCACCATTCGCTGTAGATACTGATTATGATTCAATGACTGTCGCTGAACTACGTGATGTATGTAGGGACAGAGAACTTACAATTCGAGGTACAAAAGCCGAAGTCGTACTCCGCCTAAGGAGAGACGATGAAGGTATTACCGAAGATACACAACCGGAAGAAGGTGAGACCGAAGCCCCCTTGGAAGAGGCTGCTGAGGTAACATTGGATGCCCCCTCTAACGAGGCTGTAACCGAGGAAGTGACAACAAATGGCGAAAGTAGTGAACAAACGGAAGATATTAACGAATAATGAAGAACACAAACATGAGATACAGGTTGACAGGGAAGACCCTGAAGCCATCATGGAAGTGTGGATAAGAGACATAACGTATTTGGACGTTCAAAAAGCGGCACAAACAATGTTTGTAGTGTCGGAATCTGGCGTTTCTCTTGATTTACAGGCATACTGGGAATATGCCTTCACAAACTGGGTAGTAGGAACTAACCCAGAACTCTCCATAGAGGAGATGAGACAACTCAATGCATATGCTGGTGAGCAACTGGCTACGCTACTCCCCAAACCAGATGAGATGGCGGAGGCTATGCAAGGGGGGTTTACCAAAGCGAGCAACTGAAGGTTGAGAGTTTTCTGAAGAAGCAAAGAATAGAGTCCTCAGAAGACATCGAACTTCAACTACAGTTGTTTGCATACAACATAGCAAAACATTACAACATTTCACTAACGGAGGTATACAATATGAGCGAGGAGATTTTCAAACAATCCCTAGCATGGGCTATGGCCTTCGATGCAGAGCAAGAGAGACAAGAGGAGAAGGATAGAATTAGAGGAAACTCTGACAGTTCTGACATAGTCACTCTAGACTACTCCTTCCTTCAGGAGGATGATTTCTAATGGCATTCGCACCAATCTTGGCTTCCCTAGCGGCAGTTAACTCGACCACTACTCTGATTCAGGGTGGTATAGGCGCTGTGCAATCGGGCATAGGTATGATTGGTCAGTTGTTCACATCGGTTTTCACCAAGTTAGGTGAGTTGGCTATGTCTATATTCAATAAAATTAAGGGTTTTGTCGATGAGCATATCATGCCTATACTCAACCCTTTGATAGGAATAGCAAAGACGGTGTTCGGTGGTATTTGGAACATATGTAAGAAGATAATAGGATTCATTGTAGATGGATTCAAAAAAATACCAGAGGTCTTCGGTGGTTTGGTTGGTAAGTTATCAGGGGCGTTAGGTAAGATACCTGAGTTATTCGGAACACTCAAAGACAAGGCTATAGATAAATTGACTCTGCTAAAGGACTTCATTTTCAGTATACCATCTAGAATTGCCGAAAAAGTAGGGGAGGCCTTCGGAAAGATAATGAGATTTGTTGGTGGCTTAAAAACTAGATTAGGACAAGTCAAGGATTTCATGATTGATAGGTTCAAGAAAGTGGGAGAAATCATACTATGGCCATTCAAGCAAGTATTGAATATAATCAACAAGATAAAGAAAGCAATAACAGGTTCTGTAGGTAAACTCGTAGGCAAGGCCAAGGGTCTGTTGGGTGGTGGTAATAAGAAAGAATCCAGTGGAACTCAAATAGGCACCTCAGTATCTGGTGGTGTCAATCAGTATTTCACAATGAACATCAACATCTCAGGCGTAACAGACCGTTCTGATAAACGGCAGATTGCAAGAGAGATGTCAGAACTCATGCAGGAGGAAGTCGCCAGAGCATTAGGTGGTACAACAACAACAAGTAGGTATGCATAATGGCGGCAGCAAATGGAGTTCCTATCAGGTTGGTTCACGATACCGGGAAACTAACAGAAATAAACGCCCAAAGCATGACACTCACCACATCAAGAAAAGCGGGTGGTATGGCTACTCCCTTCAGTGGTGGTGTCAGAGTTGGAATAGACCTTAATATGAATAAGGCAGTCATACTCATCAACGCTGTCCTCACTGATGACAGGGCACTAGTGGGTTCCAATACAGGTTCACAATCTAGAATCGACTTCTCATTCATGGTGAATGCAGGTCAAACATTCAGTTATCTAGATGGGGACGGGGCTACTAATGCCAATATCGCTAAACTATTCAACCTTGGAAATACACATTTCGTAGGCTCAGATGAATACAGCAATTCCACCATGAAATTAACATCATATGATGGTACTTCTTTCACTATCAAGTTCAAGAAACTCTCAAGCGGCACTTTCACAAACACAACCAACACTGATTATACCATAGGAATCAACCCGGCAGGCTCACTTACTGGTGCTCTATTCGCAACAGCACTCACTGACTTGATAAACAACACAGGCAACCTATCAGCGAAGTTCACTGCTTCTAAGTCAGACTCATCATATACTGGGGAGACTAATACAGTCGTGACAATCCAACAAGACACAACGGGTGAGGATGGTAATAACCTAACACCTATGTTCGCCAATAAACCCAATTCATACATCCAACCATCACACGAGAAGTTCAAGGGTGGTCTTACTGTAGTCAAGAGGTCAGCAGGAGACAAGGCGATGGACCTCTACGGAATCATGAACAATTCAAAAAAAGAGGGTATCGGTAAGTTCCTCATAGGTGCTGGAATGGTGGCTGGCGGTGTGGCTATCACAGGTGCTTCTTTTGGTACTGCTACTCCTGTTGGAGTTGGTGTAGCAGCAGCAGGTGTAGGTATCATGATGGATGGAGCAGGCTCTGGTAGTGGTTACATCAAGGGGATACAGATTCCATACAACTCATCAGTGCAGGCGGACGGTGACAACTATGTCGCTCGTAACTTCATCATGCCCACAGGTTGGGGTGAGACTGTGAAGAGCAAGGGAAGCGAAGGAAATACAAAAGCAGCAGGAGCCACTTTCAATGGTAATCGAACTGGCATTAAGGGCACAGTAAAGAAACTCGACATAACATACGAAGCAGGAGAGAACGTCTACAACATTGTTATGCAATTCGCACCTGTGGACTTCTTGATGTGATATCATGCCTATACTCGGACGTTCCAATCACGCTTTCTTCTTTGATGGTGTGTCCGACAGCATAGTGGTTCCACAAGGCACGATGAGTCGCCTTGGTAAGGAAACTTCAGACGGCACTAAATCAAAAACAAACATACTAGGAGAAAAGCAACACATAGAGGGTGAAGGGACCCTGTCTGGGATACTGAACTCGCAGATATGCATAGAGGCTTGGGTAATACCAGACTGCGGTGGTGTGGTAGTAGAGAAAGAAAATCAATTCAAACTCTCGATAGGTGAGGTTGATACTCCGGGTCCCGCTTCCTTTGAGGTATTTCTAGACACAGATAGTGGGCAGGAACACCATTTCATCTCAACGGCCACTAAGGTCACTAATAGGGGATATGAGGGAACAGTATACCCTCCTTCCGCCTTTGGGGGTATTCACTCATCATACAACAAGTACAACGGTTCCTATGATGATGCCACCACTCTCAACACAGACCAGAGACCACTCATACACATCGTAGCGGCAGTTAGAACCGGAGCAATTGAACTCTACATCAACGGAGAATTGATGGCTTCTAAATCACTACCTAACCGAATCTTACAGATAGCGAAGGGCAATGCACACGTCTACGTGGGTGGAAATGGTGGAAAGTTCAGAGGGGTGATGGAGTCTCTACACATCTCTGGGTACTTTGATGAGGGTACTATAGAGAGGTCTGCGCCTATAGCCAATAACAATACGTTGCTGCTCTATAGGTTTGAAGAGCCAATAGCGCCTATAGAGGATGTCTATACCTTCTCATCCATATCAGATAACGGCACTACCCTAGATGGGGAGAGTGTCCTCATATCCCAGATATCACTCAGTACCGCTGATGCAGTCAAACTAGCCAAGAAACTGACTGGGTTGGAGACTGTATCGGGGAACTACGTATTCTCAAAGGACAGCACAGGCGTTAACAAATACTCAGGTGGTGATTACAAGGTGGTCAATTACCTAGAGAATACAGGCACACCTACTACATATGCAGTCTCTCACACCCCTTACAATCTTCTCATCAATGCCGGAGCAACTGATAGAGACATCTTCAAACCCAACAACAAACCGCCAGAAAGACTCAGACTTCACAATGTCAACACATCGACAGGTAACTGCCTTGTCACCAGCGTTCATCTAGACTTCTCCAGTTCAAACAACGGTCTTCGCAAGGCTCTACACACCAGAACAGAGGGGGTTGACAATTACTTCGTAGTGGTAGGAGCAGACCTACTGATAGATAGTGCTAGTGGAAAACCATACCAACCCCCACATCACTCCACACAAATGATAGACAGAACTGGACAGATGGTGATTGATGAGGGACCCTTTGGGCTACACGGATTCGTATACTCAACTAACATGGCAACGGACACTTCAGACAATGCGTATGCAGTCACTTGGCCTAGTGATGTTGATACTACATTCCAGAAAGGACATAGTGGTAGACATACTTTGAATCACGTTGATGGTCATGACTTCCTCAAAATGCTACCTAGACCTCAAGATGAAATCATAGACCAACAGATAGATGGCTCTGCTGATATCATCAATGTAATCTATGATGCGGCCAAGAATGGCATCTCTGACCAGATTGCGGTGAATAGTAAGGTAGATGTCTATAGAGAACAAGACGTAATGGCTGTCAATGAAATTGTTAATTCAGCAGAAGCACAAGTAGTATTCGATAACGGTCTAGTGGATTCTCAGAAAGAGGTCATAGCAATAGGTGGTTCTAGTTTTGATTATCTTCCTTTCATGCTGAAGGGACCTGTACCACAAGACTTGAACAACCTCAATACTGAGACTAGAAGGTTACATCTCAGGCCTAGTGAGAAAAGCAGGGTGGCTATTCTCAGTGTACCGGCGCTTACAACATATGACATGGCTCCGTTTGTGAAGGTCTATTACAACGCAATAGACTTGACAGGGGCCAGTATGAGTGGTGTGGTCCAACCTCTACTCATGGTAGAGAAGACTATACCTGCGGGGGCTAAGGTACTCACAGGCAGTACAACTGTGTTTAGTCTAATCAAGACGGCGATTGAAACTAACACCATAAGGTCAGAAGTATTCGCCGCTGGTGGTTACATAGACATTAACACCCAATCAACATCTCTTACAGGCTCCTTAACTGATTCACATTCGCTAATAGGAGATGTTAGTGAGGGATATGAAGCAGATGACGAGTTGGATGAGAGTCTTACTCCTGTCAATCACAAACCCATGACTCCCTCTGGAATCACAGTTAACGGTAACCAAACCTCAGGTGGTGGCACTACTATAGTCACCAACGGTAATTCCTCTGAAAGTGGTATCATAGCAGAGGGGGATATTCTCTATTCTTCCAATTTAGCCCTGATAGGCACAATAGCATCTGGTGGTATAGGTACTAATATCACACTCACCGGTAATAGAGCCACCGACCTCACAGATGATGAGGAGTTGTATATTGGTGTGGGCACTAATGCCTACCCCAATACTACCCCTCAGATAATTACTGCTTCTCACACCCCATCCACAAAGCACGACTCTGTTTTTCACAAGATAGTGATAGAGCCATCTACAAGCAAGAATAGTGATTTAACTGACAAGGGCGACTATGAGAGGAGAGAACCCAGTCAAGCAATAGAGTCACCTTCCAATGGTGAGTTCGATAAGGCAGGCACAGTGTCTGGTACTAACATTCATGAGATGTTTGATATTATTGATAATCAATTTAGAGATAGCAACAACACTCTAAGATTGTTCTTACAACCCTCTGATAGAAGGAGAATCAATCAATTATCAACGATGCGCTCACAGATTTCAGACTTCAATGAGCCTAATTTTGTTTCTTTGATGTATCTCATGAGTAGGGCTAGAATAAGAGCGGTATTGGAATCTAATAATGCTGGTGACAGTTTCACTACCGTGAAGTGTGTAGGACTCACAGAATCCACAGTTAACAGAAATGTATCCGTTAGAGGAAAGGGCAGTCCAGACTCGCAGATAGTCAAGGAGATAGAGCCTAATGCACCTGTTGTCACTGTTACGCTTGGTGGGCCGGGTCAAGGTGCTATGGATACCAAACCCACATACGACCCTAGTCCACTTGCTAGACTCCCATTCTCAACTAGGAGAAATCTTGCAGTCCTTGGTCATCTAGTAACATCAGGTTCAGGTGGAGGAGTGATTGTAGTCAAACCTCTCAACAACAACTCTCCTGATTTGGCTTCTTGGGGCACATACGGTTTCCCGAAAGTAGGTAGAGTGTATCTGCAAGATGGTGCAAGTGCGAAGTATGAAAGCAAGGACGCAACGCAGTTCATCTTCACAGATGCTAGCGCTGGTGAGGGCAAGTTCCTACTAGCCAATGGCACTGAGTTCACTGATTTCACCTCTTGGCTTTCAGCCACTGATATCTCAAAAGGGATTGGTGGTTTAGAAGACATTAACGTCTCAGTGACATTATTCGCTGACCGTTTCTTTGATGAGACCTCACTAGCAGAGGATGGGACCACTGTCAATGACAGAATGTTCCAAGGTATGAGTGATGTCCAGCATGACTACCAACTAGGTACTCAGTATGCCAGCACTAGGGCACTCGTGGAGATACCCTTCTTTGCTAATCAGTTCTTTGATGACCCAAGTAGTGGAACCTTCCCCGGTCCAGACAACTCCTTCAAGATTCACATTGACGCTACTCACACATCTCACACATACAACCCAAGTCCAGATG